GTTGCATAATTTTTATCCTTCCTATTATATACTTTTTTAGATTTAATGATACGCTGTTTATATTTTTTATCCTCTAAAAGTTTAGCCATTTGATTACGTTTATTCAAGGATAAGTTTTTTGATCGACTTCGAGCCATCAATATTATCCTCTAATTCTGCCATAGATTTTATACATTGGTACTTAACTTTTCCATCAGGTTTTAACTGACGTTTCGCAACACGAGATCCTTTAAGACATTCAGACATTGAAGTCTGGATACGTGCCTCCTTGATCTCACCATTAATAATCATAAGTAGAGCTATCACCATCTCTGTCATAAAATCTTACCTTTGTTTTCTCCTTGCTTAACAACGTATTTTTGTGTACCATGTTTGCCTATTTCTACTTCTTTTTTTAATTCTTTTACATACTTCATTTGTTTTGCTGTTCTGTTTATCTCAGCTATATAATCTAAAATTTTTCTAGTGATTCGACCCGTTGCCATTTGCTCTTACCTTATCTTTTAATTCTTCTACATCTTCTAAAAGTTTTTCAGTTTGTTTTTGTATAAACTGTATGTTTACTTTATTGTGCATCATATCCTCAATCCGTGTTTCAATTTGCTCGACCGACTTATAAAGATCTTCCAATAAAAAATGTTGCTCCTGATCGGTAGGGATCTGCTCAGATTTTTTAAGCAAATCATTTTCGAATAGCTCACGTGATGTCTCTAACGATACCAACCGGGCTGTCAACTCGGTGTAAGCAAACACGCCAGCTGCGACGAGCAAAATTAGCGAGGCTACCGTTTTCATCGGCATCTGCACAGCAGCTTCCTCAGATATATTTAAAGGTTTCTTACTCATTCTATTTCATTCCAGGCAGTTTCTTCGTCTACCTTTGGTTTTGGTAGAGGTAATATATAGCCTTTTGGAGGCATTTTCAATTTGCTTTTTCCTGGATTTATGAACTTATCTCCCATTAATTGGATGTCTGGGTTCTCTTTTTTATACTCATCTTTCATATCATCCCAAAGACTTTGAGAGTTAACAGGTCTAGTATTATCTCCTGAAGGAGTTACACCTCTACATTTTGTAACTAATAATCTAAAGTTTTCGTTGTGTGCAAGACTTGGATTACTATTTACCCTGCCACACATCTTCATTAATTCTAATTGTTGTTTAATTGCTACGTTTTCTTTTGAGGTTTTACAATCTGTACCTAAATATTTTCTGTAAGTTATACTAAAATTTTGTGAGTCATTGTCATAATCACTTGAGTTGTACGTATGATAATCTTGTGTGTTATTTCTATCCTCAACTCTAAATTCCATTTCACCACATCGTACACCATACTCATTTAAATATTCATTTTTACTATATGCAGGACCTGCACAGAAAGCCAATGCTGTTAACATTATTATAAGAATTCCTGTAAAATAATAATTCATCCTGGCTATCTCCATACATAACTACCTATTTAAATCTTTAATATCATAGTCATGTTCTCTAACTTGATCTGCTAATTGTCTATATAAATTTTCTGCCATCTGCCACGTAGATTCCGCAGAAGTTAGTCTTGTATTTTGATCTACTATTTTATCTTCAGCAACTTTTAAATCTCTTTTAAGATCTACAATTTGTTGTTGATTTGAATTAATTGTGTCTGTTAAATTTACAATGTACCTAACGCCTGTGAACGTTCCGACTAGCACTGAAGCTACCACAGGTACCATAACTATATTTTTTTTTAATAAATCTGCTAAATTCATTTAATAACCTCATTACTTCCAAGGTTTAAATAATTTTTTAATAGGTCTTACAATCCATTTTCTAATAAATGCTCTAATCATTTTTTTTCTCCTCAATTTCATAAAAGAACCTGTCTGTATCTTCTGTACGCCAAGCTCTGCTATCTTCTACATTCCATTCATTTGTCTGCACTTTCCAATCAGGTATATTATCTTTTACTGTAAAAGAAGGAATGTCCCATATACATCTGTTGTTTGGCTGTGCTGCAAAATTGCCATCGTCTAAAGCAATGATGTGTGCGCACTTATGTTCGTGCGGTATCTCTGAATGGTCAGTGTCTAGTATATTACTCTCTGGATGTGCAAAGTCAACTGTAAATAAATATTTACCTGCGTGCCATTTCTTATCTTTACCTATGTATTTACCTGCTTGTCCATCTAATATATCCCAACGATGGACAGAAGGATAATAAGAAAAACAATTCCAGAGCTGTAGTTCATCAAGTCGTCTTGAGGGCACTCGGGATGGGTCAAATCCCTTTTGAATAAACGCGCTAATTGGTAAGCGATAAAATATTGCACCGTTTTCCATAATAGCATGAAATAATATAGCCCGACCAGTAAGGGCTGATAAACCAAATATAATACAGTCCTCAACTTCTCCATGATGTTTCTGTAAATCATAAAGATATTCTTTTTTTATTTGTGCGTATGTTGGTGGTATATTTACATTCAAATACGCCATAAGTCATTATATTATTATAGCACCAACAATAAACCCAACAGCAAAAAAAACTATTTCTCTTCTATTGTGTAATTGCCATACCATAAAATTATCATAGTATTTTTTAATCATGTATTTCTCCCCAGTTATCTCCGTGTTCATAATCTACTTTATTAGGAACCTCTAATGTAACAGCATTCTCCATAATCTCAATAATTTTTTTAGCATGAGATTCATCTTCAACTGATATATCAAGTTCATCATGTATTTGTATATGCGGTATGATACCCTCTTTATATAATTCTAACATAGATTTTTTTGTCATATCTGCTGCGCTGCCTTGTATTAATTTATTTAATGCTTTGTATGTGTAAGCTCTCTTGATCCCTGGTCCGTGTTCTTTGAGTGCATCTTCGTGTGTCATAGCCTTGTGCATACCAAAACTATTTGGCTCCCATAAATGAAACCTACATAATCTTCCAAGTAAAGTTCTTATCTGTCCTCTGTCTTGAGCTCTGTTAGATGCTTTACTCATCAACTGTTTAACAAAGGGTACCCTTGCATGATAAGTATTAAATAGTTCTGCAGCTTTTTCTTTTGATACTCCAAGTTCAGCTTGAAGTTTACCTTTACCCATTCCATAAAACAAACCAAGGTTAATTGTCTTTGCTTGTGATCTAGGTATGTCTGCCATATCAGCAACTGTTTGGTGAAAGTCTGCGTTTGGGTCAGTTTGATAAGCATCTATAACATCGTATACAGAAGGTAATTTGTACAAAGAAGCATAATGCACTACCAACCTAGGCTCTTGCTGAGAATAGTCAAATACACCCCATCTATGGCCTTCCTCGGGTATAAATAACGACCTAATCATAGGTCCTAGATCCTTGTTTCTAGCAGGAATTTGCTGAAGATTTGGGTTCTGATAAGAGAACCTACCTGTAACCGTGCCTCCTCCTGCATTTCTTAATTGGTTTATCTCTGCATGGATTCTACCTTTGTGTTCGTATCTTAAAATAGAATCTATAAATGTTGTGTGTGCTTTGTTTACCTCTCTTGCTTGTGCAATCATTCTTACCACTGGGTGCTCGTGTTCTTGTAGAAAGTTTTTTGTAAATGATGGTGCATCTGTTTTCTCTGTTCTCTCGAAAGGTATCTTTAAGTTTTCAAACACTTGAGCAATACTTCTAGCTGCCCATATTTGTGGATAGATATTTGTTTCTCGTTCTATTTTTTTTAGTAGATCTTGTTCTTGTTTTATTAGATTACTTTTCATTTGATGTGCACGTTCAGTATCTACTCGTACACCTTTGAATCGCATATCTACGAGACAAGGAAACAATTCTGTTTCAAGATCAAAGATGTCTTCTAAGTCTTGATGTAATATTTCTTTTTTCATTTCTTGCCAAAGACCAAGTGTGATCTCTGCGTCCCGTTCTGCATATCCACCAACGTGCATTGCAGGTAACTTGTACATCTCTGCTTTGGGATCAATACCCCAACTTTCTGCTGCCTCTGCTAAAGCTGTTTCATTTTTACCATAGCCAAGGTAATGCCACGCTAAACTATTGAGATCATAGCGAAATCTGTTCTCGTCGGTAATCGCTGCTGCTATCATTGTGCAAACAATGTTACCATTTATTTTAAGTCCTAGTCTTCGCAACCAACAAACATCGTAAATTGCATTGTGAAATATTTTTGTAGATTGAGATTCAAGTATATCTTTTAACCAAAGCATAACTCTTTGTCTGTCCATGTTTCCACCACCCTCGTGTGCAATAGGAAAGTATCCTTTGTAATGAGATGTAGCTACAGCGATGCCCACAACATCACCATCACCTATGACTGACCCTGATCCCCGTTCTTTAAGACCTGGATCTTTTGTTTCTAAGTCGATTGCTATTTCATCAACTTGTCTTAAGTCTGGGAACTCAGTAGGTTTAACCCATTCAGTTTGTGCTTCAAACTTTGGTATTTTCATTTGTAGTCCCTTTCAATTATCATTTCTAAATAATGTATTGCTTTGTGTATATCTTGTTCCTTTCCTTTAGCAGCATGTCTACATATGTATTTTATAGCTGACCCTTCTGCAAAAGGCAACTTGTTCTCATTTATAAATTGACTTGGTTGAATTTTCATATCTCGATAATGAGATCCTCCAATTTGTTTTTTATATGCATTCGATGTCATAACCTAATCTATCCTCCTT